TTGCCCTCCATGGAGCTTTTGCAACATCTTTTAATTTTGATCCTAAATGAAGTCCGGTTATATCTGCCATTTTATCTCCAATTATTCTTTAACATATTCGAATACTATATAAGTTATAGTATATGCCGAATAATCCATGCCACCAGTGGCAATATTAACATTTGTTTGATCTATCCATAATTCAAGATTGTCTGTAACAGCAGTAACTGAAGAATATGGAATTGGTATAAAGTTTGAAGTTGTTTGGTTAGTGGAAGCACCATAAACTTTTACAGCAGAATAAGTTGTTGGATTTCCAATATTTGGTATTCCATGAGCTACAGATTTAGTACCGGTTGATGGAAGAGCACCAAAATTAATTGTAGTACGATAAATTGGTCTTAATCTATTAAGATCATTAGAAACATTAAAAAGTAATTGTCCAGTATTAAATTCATTTGTTAAATAATAACCTGTATCTTTTATATTAGTAGCTAATGCAATATTATTAACTGTTTGATATAAACGAATTAATAGTTCTTTAAATTCAGGACTATTAACATCAACATCTTGTAAAATACCGACATCCAATATAGCTGTTGTAGCTATAAATTGTCCCCAATCTTGAACTGTAGTAAATGGCATAATTATCCTATATATTATTGCAGTCTTGAACTTGTTCTATTGGTAAAGAAAGTAAAAGCATGTAATTGAAAAGGTGCAGTAACAACATTATAATCTAACATTTCTTCATCTGAAAAATATATTCTAAGCTGTATAGCCTCACCATCAGCCCATAAATAAACAGGATGCCATAAACGATCTTGTTTAAATTCCAATGGATAAAGCGCATATGGTGATGTAGAAAGTATTGAATTACCTAAAAGTGTTCCAGTAAGTTCACCAGCTTCTATAAGACCATCTGCTTCTGGAGAACTTGTACTTGTAGCATAATCAATAGTAATTTCACCACTATCAGTACGATCAATCAAGAAATCAACTCGTTCAACCATAGAATTTCGATCTTCTTGAACATAAAAGTTAAATTGTTTAGTTAATATATCTATTCGTGATATGCGACTTATTGTTCCGCCCCCTGTATATACTTCTGAGATCGGAGCGACTAATCTTGCCAGTATATCGGGGGCGATTATTGTAAACTTATTAGCATCAATAATAGAAACTATCTCGTAAATAGGTAAAAACGGACCAGTTAATCCATTTAAAAATTGTATATATATATAATCTTGTACATTAAAGTTGTGATTAATTACAACTAAAGTAACCACATTTGATGGCGCAGTTATATTTGTAATTTGTAATGCTGGAGCATTTTGAGTCAAATCTGCATCAATGATAAATGTAAATCCTTCTTGATTACCAGCTATAATTTCTTGATTTAATGATAAAATAGTTCCTGAATCCCAAGTTATTTCATTATTATCCCAAGTTATGTCAGTATTATTCCAATTTACAACTGATGGATCAGCTTGATAATATGGACCAAAAACAGTAATCGAATCATCATTTATAGCCCATGATCCAAGTTTATAATTATATACTAATATTTGATTAGGAAATGTCTGACTATTCGGATCAGCATCAGGATTAGGAAAGGTCCAATATACCTGTTCGGCATAATAATCTCTTACTCCATAAACTCTTGTAACTTCTTCATTTCCTGTATGAATATTCCATACAGTATCCGGAATTTTGTCGTCAACCCGTTCAACGTTTACACCATTACATACATGAATACCAGTATTTCCAACGACTAAAGCTATTTTATCGAAAGGAACAACTGACCATGTAGATTCTGCACCAAGTTCAGTATTTAATTTTTGCCATTGGAAGGGTTGAGCTTGATTACCAGTATAAGCTAATTCCCATGTTGATCTTTCAAAAAATACAACTAAACGATCTTTTATAAATTCACAACTTACAATATCTTCCATTGTTGGTGCATCTATAGCATTCCCTTGACCTGGAATATCTTGTCTCCAAGCATTCATTGTTGTAGGATCACCAAAAGCAGCATATCTAGCTCTATTTGTATAAGTAATATTTACTGAAGATATACTTTCAGTTGTATTTAAAGCTATTAATCTATTTTTAAATGTAACTAACATAAGAGCTGTTTGTAGGGTATTTCCTGATCCATCTATAACTGGATTTAAAACAGTCCAAGTATTACTAATTTGAGAATAATATTGTATTAAATCTGGAGGATTATTATTTGTTATAAATAAATATCTTGTAGCAGCATCAGCTCCCTGCCAAGTATTTCCCCAAAAGAATTGCCAATCAGCACCTGTCCATATACCAGATCCAGAAGCTGGTGGTAATGGTCCAAGTATATCCCAGCCACCAGAAGCAGAAGGATCATATTGATATGCAAATTCAGTATCAAATGCATATGTTGGATCGCTTGTTGATTGTGCAGTTTCATATTCTATTAATCCCATTACTGGAAGTGCAGGATAATAGTAAACAGATACACCTAAATTAGTAGTTCCGTTTCCAGTAATGGTTATACTATTAGGATTTGTGGTTGAATCTATTGTAGCTGTTATACCAGCATCAGGACCAGTTGCATCAGATAAAGTAGCAACACCTGCTCCCAGTTGATAAACAGTAAACATTACATTACCGACTGAAAAAGCTTGTCCAATAGCAAGTTGACTCATATTTCCCGGTAAATTACCAGTAAAATCACCTGTAACTCCATCTGTAGTTCCAATAGTCATTCGCAAACGAGAATATAATTGAGCTACATTTTGGGCAACTTGACCGTTCATTAAACGTGAACCAAATCTCTTACGAACACGTCCACGAAACATATAAGCATTTTGTAACTTGGCAAAAGAATCGTCTGTGATTTGCCAAGGTTTCATGTTAGTTGTTAAACCTCCTTGAAGAGGCGCAATCATAAAACGATCTTTTGGCATTTTAGTTTCCAATCGCTAAATAAGTAAGTGTTGTACCAGTTAAATTAGAACCGTTCCAAGTTATTGCAAATTGCGTAGTAGAAGTAGAAAATATTCCAATCCCACTAGAACCTAAAGCAGTTTGAGAAGCTGTATATCTTTGACCCAATATGATTTGAAATACATTATTAAATACTGGTATTCCAGCTCCTGTTGGAAATATAACTGGAGCATTAGCCCCAGACGAAGTTCCAGAAGCTATAGATTGTTGTCCCCATTTTAACAAAATACCGGAAGGTAATCTTGTCCATCCATTTGCAGTATTTTGTGCTTCAGTAAACGCATAACCTGAATTTGCAGCTAAAGACTGTCGTTGAAAAAATAACTCAGGATTACCGCTAAAAGGACCAGTATTTGCATATATTCCTAACTGAGTTGATGTTGTAGCTATTGTTGGTGTAGCAGAAGGCATTTGTAAAAATTGATGCATACCTTGTTGCCCAGAACCATCATTATACGGAACATGGTTAACGGAAAAAGCTGTATTTATTACAGAAAAATTTTGATTTATTAAATCTCTACTTGCACCTAAAGTCTGATTAGGGACCGGGACATTATTTAAAGCCATTTATTACTCTCCTAAATTTTATATTAAATTTCTATTACATGCTTCCACATTCTTTTTTTTATAACATCAAAAATAGTATTAGCAGAAACATTAAATATTTTAGCTATATCCCTATAACTTATTTCTTTTTTATAAAGTTCCCTAATTTTTAAAATATCTTTTTCCATAAGCTTTTTACGAAGATTTTTACCTGCTATAACAATATCTTTGTAATTTTCTTTTGCATTTCCAATTTTTAAATGTTCAGGATTTACACAAGAAGTTATATTACATATATGAAGTATATAGTCCGAATCTTTTAAATCTTTTTTAAAAATTCTATAAGATGCTCTATGAGCGAGACCAGATTTTTTTTCATTTTCATGTAAAAAAAGACCATATCCACACCTATTTTTAGCAGCATTCCATAACCAACATCCAGAAATATCAATATTTATTTTTTTTAAAAATCTACATTTTTCATTACAAAATTTGTATCGTCCTTCTTTTCCAGGCCTAAATTCTATTTTACAATATCTACAAATAGATAGTTTATAAGAATCTCTTCTTTTAATATTATAACAATCTATACATTGAGCTCTCTGTTTACGAAAATTATTGAGAGATTTTTCTAAAAAACATTTAGAACATTTTTTATATATCATATATATTCCTTTAAAATTGTTATGAAAAAGAATATATTGTAGCACATTAAATGTTATAAATATATTAGAAACCACCTGGATTTCCCCACCCACCCCAATTTCCATTTGCACTACCAACTTGGTCTGTATATATAGTTGCGGTTCTTTCATTAGTGTATTGAACGTTAGTTCTACGCAAACATAGTCTTTCTTGATTTTTAAGTTCAGGCATTATTAATTGCACTTAATCTAAATCTGATCTATCTTCAAAGATTTTTTTAGCAGCTAAATACGCTATATATTGCCAATATTCTTCTAATTCTGGACTCTGGTTTGATGCTAATAAAGCTGTTGGTCTTTGATAAACTTCAAAGTTAATTCTATAAGATTGATCTGGTATAGGTCGTATAGTAAATATATTACTGTAATAAAGAATAGACTGTGGTAATCCAGCTACTTGAGGTAAGGTCTGACTTGTTATTTGCGTTCCAACTACTGTTGCTTGCGGAAAATTTACAATGAAAGCTCCAGTAATATAATTTATATTATTATTTGGATCCACAACAGTTGGTGGTGTTCGTAATGCTGCTTGGTAAGCTGAACTATTAGCATCATATAAATTACCAATATTTATTTTGAATCCAGTAACAGGATCCACAACTGGAATATCTACCATAGCCATACCAACTATTTCACTTGTTCCAGGAGTTCCTACTGCACTAAACAAAACTTGTCCTTGAACTAAGTAAGTGACTTGTACTAATCCGGGAGGAGAATATGTTTGTGAAGTATTAATAACTCCAGTAAAAGGTCCTGAAGATCCATTACCAAAAGTACCAATAGAACTAATAGAATTAACTTTAGGATATAGTCCATAAAATTGCTCAGGGGACTGACTTAAAAGAGTTGGAAATCCAGCAATATAAAATGGTGGATGAATAGTTAAATATTGATTTTGAAAGTTATATAGAGGATTTGTTGTAGCTCCAGCAAAAGAAGTAATATCTGTATTATATTGATCTTGTCCTGGATTAGTGAAAAAAGTGAATTCTGTTCTTAAATTAAAAGTTCTTAGAGTTTCTGGAAAATCATAAACTACCGAAGTATTTATATAATTATCTAGATCAGCTTGTGATAATTGATCTGTAGATGGAGATCTAGTTAATCTTCTTACTTTTGTTTCAATAGCAGACAAAGTAGTTGTATTTGCTATAGTAGGTGATGGAAGGGTTGGATTTGACATATTTATCTCCTATTAAAGAACATTTTGTACGGCTGCAGTTAATATACTGTTATCTTCTCCTATTGCCGTGCAAAGTGGATAACTATATGCACTGCTAGGCCATGATCCAAAAGATAATAATGGATCATACAAAGAAGTATCTATATTAATTGTATATGTAGTTGGCGATGTCACAACAATTGTTCCAGTTTGTTGATTAATTTGTTGCATTCCAAATCCAACAGGTACTTCTATACGTACCACTGTCCCAGTTATATACAAATGTGGGATAGTGGTCGTAACTGATGCTACTCTAGCATTCGTTATAGCTTTTACTACACGCATTGCTGGTTGATAAATAGGATCAATAAAGCTGTAATATGGATTTCCCATGGTTTAAATATTTTCAATTGTTATTAATCCAGTATCTCCAGATTCAATATCACCCATATCTACAAATTCAAGGGATTGGAATCCAAATCTACGTACTTTTTTACCTATTCTTTGACGTGGAACTCCATTTTCATCCACAGCATGAGCATGAATTGGATACCATCCATTTTTATTTAAATGTTTAGCTACTCCAAGTGGTATAGAATAGATATGACCATCTATCATTGAATATTTTTCGACTGTATCTTCTTTAAATTCTTTAAATACAAATTCCATTAAACCACCAGGTATCTCATAGAATCGAAAAATACCTTTAACTAATTCACTATGTTTATCACGTAAATATTTATGATTAGGTTTTTTAGTATTTTCTTGTTCTCCAGTTTCTCTATTACTAGGTCTACGATGACTACTAGGGTTTGGAGTTATATTTTTAGCCGGAGTTTTAACTTCTTCTTTTGATTTATCAAATTCCATATTTAATCTTTCGCTCATAAAAGGGGGATTAATTTCCCCCTTTAAAATAATATTTAACCTAATAACAAAGTATTAAAGTCCGCCGTAAGTAGACTTACCAGCAAGCCAATACATAGTATCTGGAGTACCAACGTTTCCAGCAGACCAAGTAACTGCACCAGCAGGTCCAATGATTGGGAAAGTTGTATACGAACCAATACCACCAATTCCAAGAGTCATACCCAAGAATCCAGTATTAACAGTCGAATCAGATAATATACCAGTATTAGTGTTGTATATTTGATTTCCACTGAGATCTACCGGAGTTTGAGATCCTGTAGAAGCTAAAGCTATAGCAGTATTTTCCCCAACAGGAGTAACTTCTGGGAAAGAAGAAGGTTGTTGAGCTATTGTAGGCCATGTAAATGTAGTAAATCCTGTTGTATCCACGTTTATAGTGAAATTATAAGAGTCTACTACAGTAACAATTGAACAAGTTAAATAATTATTAGCTGAAGTTGGATTTAATTGAATCATTCCAGAAACTGATGGAATGTTAAATCTAACAGCTTGTCCAGGAACATATTGATGTGGAACGCTAACAGAAACTTGAGCATTTGTTGCTTTAGTAATATTAACTACAATTCTACGTCTTGGGTAATAAAGTGGATCAAATTGAATTATTCTATAAAAACCAGCACCACCTATAGCACCCGGAGCAGTTGCTAATGGGTTAGTTGATGTTAATAAAGTAAAGTTTGTACCACTAGTTACAGCACCTACTACAAAATCAATACCGTTAATATCGGTTTGTGCTGTATTAGATAATCTTACAATTGTACCAACTGAAATACCTGCTGTATTAGAAGTAGAAACTACAGGTCGTGTAGCATTTGTAGAGGCAGTTGTTGCAACTGCTGAAGTTAATGGATTTCCGGATGGATCATAAAGAGTAAAACCACCAGTAGGGATAGTATCACCATTTATAACTGTTGATCCAGAAGTATAGTATTTAACCATAGCAGAACCTGGAGCCATTCCACGTTGCCAGTAAAATTCAACACCAACAAAAGAGTTTGCTGTTCCATCAAAATAAGCTATACCTGTTCCCGCTACTCCAGATTCAGTAAAGTTACGTACTGACATCCAATCAGCATTAGAAGGTATTTGTACAACTGTATTATTACCATTACTAATTTCAACATTACCAGGATTTGGATTTGAAAGGCCAGCAAAGTTGGTCAAAAACGAACCTTGGCCTAATATTGTACCGTCCATAATTTCTCCTTAAGCTTTAGTTGCACGTAGATTAATGATCCACAAATCGTTAGTTATTCGAGGAACTTCCGCGAATTTATATCCAACTGAAGCATTTAATGCTAAAGGACCATCATATATTGGTGGACGATAAATAAACGATGCTGAATATCCGTCTTGTTCTATACATGCATAAGCTTCCATCAATTCTATTACTTGTTAACCATTTACATGGCGGGTAATCATTTCTGTTACCTCAACTGGTTTCCTCAGTTGTTTGGACTGTCGCTTCCCCTTAGGGTTTTCTCACTCAGTCTCTCACGCTGCCGAAGCTTGCGCCTTGTCACCATAGTTTCCCTTAGGCTTCCAAGTCAATCAGAGAAAATTTATTGTGGGCATGTATTTTTACCCACACAGAAAATATTGTAAACAGTATTTCCTAATGAAGATGAGTTTGGAATCATCGATCCAATTGAGCTTAGCAAGAATCTTAAGTTAGATACTGCACCCCATTCTGAACGCAATGCATTCATAGGTGATGGATATTGAGCTTTAGCAATAAATCCTGCAACACCTTCTAAGTTTCCAATTAATTGAGTAGAAGCTAATGCGAAGTAAGCATCACGAACTGGAGCTGTACCGAATCGATCTTCACCTTCAATATTGTCCATTATTGTGTAAGCATTATTATCTGCTAATGTTGCTATTATAGTATCCACATCTGAACGTGTTATTTCAGTTGGAACATCTCCATTAACACCACCAGTACAGTTAATAAAGGAAGCAGTTGAAGCAAGCATATCTCTAGTCAATTGATCTTCAGTTTGACGTAGTGAAACACCAAGCCTAGCCGCACATTCATTAAGAACAGGATCTTGGTTTTGTAGTGTTACTTGTTCATTAAGCTGAACATATGTTCCATAAAAACTTATTTTTGCATCAATATCGATAGCAGTTAAATTTTGAGGAGGTGGAGTCACACCAGTGTTTCCAAGTGGAACCATTGCTGTATTTAACGGATTATATCTTCTCATACGAAGAGTAGTACCACCATTTCTCGGCATATTTTTTCTCATAGCCGGAATTTTATGGATCATATTAGGTACTGGTACCGAAAGCAGCTTATAGCTGAACGATTGCTGAACCGGTGCGGGCAGCGTACTTGTAGTAGTTATAGCCATTTGGCTCCTTAAGTTAATATTAAAAATTCTGAAAGCTCAAAAGCAAACAGGTTTTCTTTACGCTTAAGTTTGACGAGAACTTTGTTACGTCTATGAATTGGCGAGATTCAATACGCCAGGGATTTGTTTGAAGATAACGACTCTTCAGATACGTTTGAAAATATTATAGGATAAGATTTTAACTATGCACAATATTTTTTTAATGTTATTATATATATGGTTATTAGAGTTAATAACTCTTTTTACTTCTTTCTCTTTCCTTTTGTATAGAGGTTGAGTTTGTCATGATTCTCAATCTCTATTTTTATTTTTTTGTAAAAGCTCCAGTATATTCCATTTCTTGAAGTAATACTCTCTTTAATTCTGGAGTTAATTCTGGTTTAGTACCTTTATTTTGACATTTGCATCCACAAATACAATTAATATATCTCCAATAAATCGGACCTTTTCTTTGTATATTATGCCAATTATTGTCATAATACTGCATGCCCTCTCGAGAAATATTCCCATTATATTCCATTCCTACTAAAATACGATCACCTTTATGATCTACATACGTCATACAAATCGTCTTACCAATAATAGGAAATAATTTTGACCAATCACCATATAAAAAATAAGTTTGATTTTCATATTCTATATAACTAGGATACTTTTCTATTTCAAAAACTTTTTTTCCAAATAATTTATTATAAATTCTTCGCAGCATCTCTCATCTCTTGTAATAATTTTTGTTTCAAAGAATCAGTTAATCCATTTTCAAAGGCATTAGCTTGACTCAATGGAGAATTACCACGTTGAGGAGATATACTATTCATAGGTTTAGGTTTTACTGAATTAATTTGAGCTTTAGCTTTTTCAGAAAGATAAGAATCTTCTTTATTTATTCCAAGATTTTTTATCATTGTATAAGCTGCAACGCCTTTAGAATAAATATCTTGATTAGAACTTATCGTATGAAATACTTCTGGATGTTGATTTTTAAGTTTATCTAAATTTTCACTAGAAAGAACAGAATCTAAATCTGGATATTTAGATCTCAATTTAGATTCTGTTAAAGCTAATTGATGTTCTTGTTGTTGTTGTGCAGTTATCTGCTTATAGTTACTTAATTCTTTTTTAAGATCTTTATATTTTTTATTCAAAGATTTAAGATGTTTTCCTTCAGCTAAATCATCTTGACCTATTTGAATATCATCTTCTTCTTCAATTTCTTGTTGTTGTTTTGGTTGTTCATATTGAGATTTAAGTTGCATAGCATATCGAATTGCTTCTTCACGTTCTCTTTCAGCACGTTCTTTAGCTTCTCTTAAATATCTTAAATTTTCTTCTCTATCAGAATTAGGTTTAGTGATTTTTACTGGTTCTATAATTTCTTCTTGTACTACTTCTTCAAACTGTTCTGGTTGTATATACTCTTGTACAACTTCTTGTTCTTGAGGGATACTTGTTGTTTGTTGAGTAATTGATTCGAGTTGTTGTTTAAGTGAATTATCTGGTATAATATCCCCATTTTTATCGTATTTTATTTGAAATGACATATTATTTTGCTCCTTAAAATGAAATGAAGACAATTTGTCTACATTTGGTCGATAACTCAATTCAATTCTTTATTAAATTTGAATCAGCTTCTTCATTATTTAGTTTTTTACAAAGTTTTTTTAAAGTTCCATCTCTGTAATCAATTACAAAATTAAGTAATTGTCTCTCAGATGGATGTATTTTTATTCTATTTTCGAAAAGATAATGGCATACAGGTCTAGCAGGAACTGTCCATATATATTCTATTTGTTCCGATTCCGAATTATATCTATATACACTTTGATCATAATTAGGTGTGGGACAAGTCAATCTATCTAAGAAATAATTTCTGAAAACATTGGGCATTAATCTTTCATTCTTAGTTAAAACAACTACAAAAAAATTACCTATATATTTTCTTTTATTTTTTTCAACGCAAGATACTAATTCGACTATATATTTCTCTTGCATTGCACGTTCTATTTCTACAGGGTCTGTGCTTTCAGGAACTTTTTGCATTAAATCTGAAGCAATTTTACCCACTG